CGGGTGTTGCGTAATAGGCAACTAAAGTTGCTCCAAAAGCAACGAACCAAGATGCAGATGATTCGCCGTGCTCACCAAGGCTGGCGTAACAAACGCATCGGCACCATCGAGGCGATCAAAGTTAGGTTACAATACGGTAGACGCAAACCCATACCACAGTTTAGGAGATAATATGAACGCAAATGAACTAGCTGATGAGTTAGATAGCATTTCTTATGATTGCACAATTGAAGAGTGGCGAGCATCGCCTGTGGGTAATGCTGCAGCCATGCTACGCCAGCAACAAGCTGAATACTATTCTTTACTTGTTAATCACGACAAACTTTATGCAAAAGTAGTAGAGCAACAAGCTGAAATAGAGGCGTTGAAAGCAAAGACATTAACAGATGAGGAAATAATTGAAATTTGGAGTGGCATGGAAACTGACACCGGCGACCAAAACATTGATTTTGCTAGAGCAATACTAAAAAAGGCACAAAACAAATGAACGCAAAACAAATAGCTGATGAATTGGAAAACATTTATTGGATACAGGGCGATGGAAAAGGCAAACCATTTCAGCAGTATGCAGACTTTGTACGCCAACAACAAGCTGAAATTGCGGCGTTAAAAAAGGAATTGGAAACTTGCAAGACGATTGTTGCGCTATCTAATATCGCATGGAAAAATAAGTTTGGAGATGACCAATGACCACCTTCACCACACAAGACCGGCAAGATGCCCAACGTGAACCCGTTGCCTATGTAGTACCATTAGGCAATCCCAAAGACCCAATGTGCAATGTTGGGTTGCAGTTTAATAAGCCTAACAATATGGAAGGCGTAACACCGCTATTTGCGCAACACGGTTCATTAACACTAACCCAAATACGCAATTTAGCTATGCAATGCGAGGATCCAGATTTCAAATTGGATAATTTGATTTTCAACTGGTATGATTTCGCCCGCGCCATCGAACGCGCCCACGGAATTGGCAATGACTGATATCTTCATCGCCATTTTGTTTGGCATCATCACTGGCTACTGTGCGCGACCACGTGACAAGGATTACGTGGAGCAACAGCGCATTTATGACGAGCGTATTAAAGAGCTCGAGTCCAAAATACAATATTACAAAGAGCTGTGTAAATGGCATGTAGAGCAAAAGCAAAATGCCAAAGATACAAAGTAAAAAACAGCAAAGGGCAATGGATGAATATCTGTCAAAGAAATTCGCAGAGCTAGCAAGAGGACAAGAACTCATTCCCGTTGTGCTTGACCGCGCAACATGGGAGGGCATTGTTTATTCAATCAACTTAGCATTAAAACTAAAACACAAGGAACAAAAACGTATGGCAACCAAGAAAGAAACCGTCAAGGTCCCCGCAATTAAAGAGAAGTCTGGCAAAGTAATTCCAGCGCCATCGATTGCCTACTCGCACGAAGAAATTGAAAAGAAGGCAGGCCGTAAAAAGAAAGAAGACAAGCGCGGCTTTTTGTTATCTTCAGGCAAGTTTGCAAACCGCAAAGAGGCCGCCAAGGTAGCCGAGTCTGCTAACGAAGTACCAAAGAAAGTTGGCAAGAAGCTGCACTCACACGACCTGCGCGAAGCTAAAGGCGTTAAGAAGGCCAAGGAACCAAAATGACTAAAAAACGAACGGTAGAATTTGATGAAGGCTGGGCCGATGAACTTGGTTTGTCGGACGAAGAAGTTGAAGCACTTATGGAAGGCATTCGTCAGATAGTTGAGAACGAAGAAATTGTTGAGAAAACCCCAACGAGGCACTAATGAAGTACAACTACTACAAACTAGATACTGGATTCTTTCCGCAGGTAATCAAGCTGTGTTTTGATGACAAGGTATTCCAGCAGATCCTCAAGGACCACAAGATCGGGCTCAAAGCCAACGCGCTAGAAACAGGTATTGCAGAAACCCACATGGTCGGCGACGGCATGAACGCAATCATTGTCATGGTGTTTGACATGAGCCTGGTAGACGATAACGATTTGTCCGAGCTAGTAGATACCATTGCGCATGAAGTAAGCCACGCTATTGATCACCTTGCTGAATACATTGGCGAAGATGACGGATTTGTAAATGAGACACGCGCATACTTGACCGGCCATTTAGTAAACCAGGTCTTTAAAATTTGCATGCACGAAAAGGGTAAAAATGTTAGAAAAGCAAATAGAAAAATACCTCCAAAAGCGAATAAAAGAGTTGAACGGGTTGACATTCAAGTGGATCAGCACCGTCAGCGGAGTACCGGACAGAATAGTCTTTTTAAACCAGAAGATCTTCTTGATCGAACTGAAAACGGAAACAGGCTCATTATCACCACGCCAGACACTAGTGTTTGATGAAATTGGCGAGCAGGGCTTTCCCGTACACATTTTAAGATCAACAGAGGACGTAGATGATTTCATTAGAAGCCAAGGAACGTTATAAGATTGCTAAAAAGAAATACGACAGTTCTAAAAGAGGTCACGTTATGCGGTATCTTACAAAAGCAAGAGACCGAGCAAAACAAAAAGGCTTGCCAATTAATTTAGACCTGGAGCATTTATTATCCATAGCCACAGATGAATGTCCGGTGTTTGGTATAAAATTTGTGTGGGGCAGGCATCAAGGGCAATCACACAGATACACCCCGTCGCTAGATAGAGTAGTACCTGAATTGGGATACATTAAAGGTAACGTAGTTTTTATATCTTATTGGGCAAACACAATTAAACAAGACGCCACAGAAAAAGAATTGTATGCTGTAGCCGATTGGCTACACGATAAAAGGAAAGAAGTTTTAAATGCTCAAGCGCAATCAGTTGCACCAGTATCAGAAAGAAATCATATCCAAAGCGCAGTCGGTGCCGAACTTGGGGCTATTTCTACCACCAGGACTTGGCAAAACAGCAACAACCCTGACAATCATAGCGGAACAGTTCGAGGGCAAGACATTGATCATAGCACCGAAGAGGGTGGCCGAGACAGTATGGGATGCGGAGATCAAAAAATGGGAACATCTGAAACACCTAAAAGTTGTAAAGGTACTGGGCAGTCCTGCGCAGCGGGAGGCTGCACTGGCCGCGGATGCTAATGTATATCTTATAAATCTTGAAAACGTAGCATGGCTTTGTGAAGCGCAAAATAAGTTAGTGTTCACTAACTTAATAGTTGACGAATCAAGCCGATTTAAGGACCCAAGCACCAAGCGTTTTAAGGCCCTTAAAAAGCATTTAAAGGGCTTTCAGAGGCGTTTAATCCTGACGGGTACACCTACCCCTCAGGGCATCGGAGATCTCTGGTCACAGGTGGGTATATTGGACCTTGGCGAACGTCTGGAAACTAGCCTAACCAGGTTCAGAGATAAGTATATGGAGCCAGACCAGATTAATCGCCACACCCGCGTGGTGTACAGCTGGAAACCTAAGCTCGGCGCTGACCTACAGATCCAAGAAATCATCTCTGATATCTGCTACTCACTCAAGGCTGAGGATTATCTCGAGCTGCCGCCACTAACCACACTGCATCATCCAATTGAAATTGATAAGAATGTAAAGGCTAAATATGATCAACTTAGAAAAGACATGGTCGCTGAGATCGGTAAAGGGAAAATCACAGCTCCGACAGCAGCGGCGCTGGCGGGCAAGTTACTCCAATTCACCAGCGGCGCAATTTATGCAGAAGATGGAGAAGCGCAGGAAGTACACCGCGCTAAACTGGAACGCCTTGAGTCGATCATGGAAGAGTCTTCCTCGCCAACACTGGTGTTCTACCACTTCAAGCACAGCCTCCAACGATTACGTCTTCAGTTCCCAGAAGCGGTGGTGCTGGACGATGACAACATTGCAGCGTGGCGTCGCGGCGAGATTCGTATGCTCCTTGCCCATCCCCAATCTGGGGGAATCGGCCTCAATCTACAGTGCAACGTTGGTGACACTGCACAAACGGTGTGGTTCGACCTCCCGTGGTCTTCGGAAAACTACATCCAAGCCAACGCGCGGATCTACCGCCAAGGGCAAGAAAAGCCAGTTATTATACACCATCTAGTAATGTCTAATAGCATCGACGAGCACGTCGTCAAAGTTTTAGAGGGCAAAATAAATTTGCAAGATGCCCTGCTAGAGTCCTTAAATTTTGCATTAGTATAGCCATGAGAACAAAAACCAAATACAAAGTCAACGCTGTGGCCCCACGCCTATCTGACGAAGACCCAGACCCAATCGAACAGGATGACGCAGAAGGTATGTCGAACCAAATTATTGAAGGTTGGTTGCCATGGGACCCGGAAGATATAGATGACATTAGACATCTAATAAATGAATGTATGCCTGTCAAGCAGCGGTTTGTATTAACAAGTTTTTTAGATGGTTTGTCTTATACAGAAGTAGGTTTATCGGAAAAACATTGGCGCTATCATTTTGCAAAAGGCGTAGAGTTTATTAAAAAGGAATTAAAACTATGAGTCATTTTGTAATTGAACGCATATACAAAGGTTATCCAATCATTGAAACACTGACCGGTGTTGAAGATATTGATACAAGTCAGTATCCCGACATTGAAACTTTATGGGTATGCGAAACAGCAGAAGAAGTAAAGGCAGTAGAAAGCGAATTAAGGAGAAAACATGAGCGACGTAGTCAACAATCCTAAACACTATACCAGTCATCCATCTGGCGTTGACTGCATTCAAATTACTGAACACATGGGTTTTAACCTAGGTAACGCAATTAAATATATCTGGCGCGCTGATCTTAAAGATGACGCGATTGAAGATTTGCGCAAAGCAGAGTGGTACATTCGCAGAGAAATTGAAAAGCGAACACCGCCCATGGTAACAAGAATTAAAGAGGAGTGCGGCAGATGAAAAAGTACACAGCTTGGGATATGGAAGATGCCATCTATAAAGTATGGCAAACATCTGATGACCTTGAATCATTTTATAAATATCATGGTGACGCAGAAAAACCAATGACTGAAGATGAAGTGGCTAACACTTTGCTTGGTATCAAGATGATGCACGAAATGCGTTGTTGGCAGTTGATGGATATGCACGCCAGAGTGTTTGAATTAAATCAGTATTGCACCGACCCAGTAAAACTCGCAGAAAGAGAAAGAGTGCTTGGGCCAATCAAGAAGAAAGGTAAAAAGAATGAATGATAAAACTGATGTATTAGATGACATGAGCATTAAGATCGAACTGACTGTTCGGGGCTTTAATGTGTTGATGGCCATCTTAGATTTACCACAACAAGCACCAACCACAATGAAGGCAGAGATGATGAACATCTTGCACTCACAAGTTAGCCCACAAATTGAGCAAGCCAAAAAAGGTTTAGAGGCAGCATTAAAAGCAAGTGAGGAAGCAGCCAATGGATAATTTTATGCGCCAGTTTTTACGGCATCGTAAATTTAGCAACGATATTGCTAAAGCCGTAGAAGAAAAAACTAAAAAGTCTAGTGAAGAAGAGGAAATGGTTCACCGCTTAAAAGCAGAAGCCATGACCAAAGTTATCGTCAATGAGATGATGCCAACGTTTAGAAAAATGATGGAAATGCAACAAAATGACAAACCACCATCTAAACCTAAGAAAACCATCATCCTGCCAGACTAGGGCGGATTGAGTGCTTTATTTGCATTAGTAAATATAGGACTCGCTGTGAAGCGCTCCTGCGGGCGTAAAGAAGCCTTGCATTTGCCCAAAGACGTTTGGGATGACGGCTGGGAAAGACCAGCACCCACACACATACACATAGGAGAAATACATGAACCCATACGAATTACGCTTTTCCGTTTTTAACGCAGCTAAAGATTTTTTAGAGACCCAGTACAATGCCAACATGGCAGCTTGGGAATTGCTCAACAAGACTTCTAAAGAAACACTAGAGCTAGCACCTAAATTTCCCACAATGGACGATGTTATTAATAAAGCCATTGAAATCAATAAGTTTGTCAGCGATGCCCAACGTGAAGAAGTTTTAAAACTCAAACGTTCTGGTGTTAGCGTTATATTTTAAAGGTACACCATGGCCACCAAACCCGGACTCTACGCAAACATTCACGCAAAACAAGAACGCATTAAACGCGGTTCCGGCGAACACATGCGCAAACCGGGTTCGGCTGGT